GCACGCTGGTACTTGACACCCCACTGCGCCGCAAACTGACGCAGTGGGCGCAATTGCTACCTGCGGCTGATTACTCGCTTACCTATCGCCAGTGGACGGGGCAGGGCAAGCTGTTCAGCCGGCAGGAGTTCGACAGGGTGCGCGGCATGATGGCGGCTCAAGGGCTGATGAAGGGCAACGAGATAACGGACGCGGGCCGGGCGGCGGTAGGGCGGTGGAGCACAGGCGGCATGACGGCTGATGAAACACACCTACTTCGTGCAGAGGTGCGTCAATGACGTGGGAATACAACCGCTATATCAAGTCAGCCGAATGGATGGAAAAGCGCTTAGAACGTCTGAAGATTGACGGTTTCGAGTGTCAAACTTGCACGGAAACAGACAGGACACTATTGGAGGTACATCATAGGAGATATGAACGATTGGGCAATGAGGATGTGGACACTGACTTGATTACACTGTGTCGGGCTTGTCATGAGGCAATTACCAGTTCTATCCGAGCGCGGCGTTATGCTGGCCGGACATATCAACCCATAACAATCAACGAGGGGAAACTTAACCATGTTACAAGAGAAAGAGTATCACCTGAAGTCCGTTTCGCCGCTGCTGATGCACAACGGCCAACTAGCAGATCCGCTGAATCCTTTCGTAAAGGCTATGAAGATTATCTCCGGGAAGCGGAAGAAGACTGACGCCGACTTGGAGGAACTTGCCCGGCTTGAGTTTCTGGGCGGCCTTTACATGGACAAGAACGGTCCGATTATCATTGCACCGGCTATCCGGGGCATGATTGTGAAAGCGGCTAAGAATCGCCGCGAGGGACAATTGGCGCTATCCGGCGTTTTCACGGTAAAGAACGCCTCCCTGCAATATGACGGCCCGCGTGATGCTGACGCGCTTTGGACAGACGGCGGATTCACTGACCGCGCTATCGTGCGCGTGGGAACTTCCCGCGTGGTCAGAACGCGCCCTATCTTCAGGGAGTGGGAAGCGGTGATTAGCGTGATGTATGATGACGAGGTTGTCAGCGAGCGCCAGCTTGACGAATGGGTCGGAGCTGGCGGTTCCATTGCCGGGTTCTATGAAATGCGCCCGCAGCTTGGCCGCTTTGAGGTGGTTGCTGTGGCAGATAACGGCAACTATGGCACGCCGCAACTGGCAAAGGTGAAGGTGCGGTAAGGTTCGGGAGAATTAAGGTTAGGCTAGGTCCGGTGCGGCGGGGCAAGACGCAACTCGGTTAGGTCTGTTGTGTTGGACGGGGTATGGCAAGGAATATTCAAGGTCGGTTTTGGTCGGGCGCGACGGGCGGGGTATGACGTGTTTGGATGTGGTAGTGTTAGGCTCGATCCGGCGAGGTATGGCAGGGAATATTCAAGGCGTGGTGCGTTGAGGTAATGTTCGGCCTGGTTCGGTTAGCTCTGGTGCGTCACGGTAGTGGTTCGGCCCGACAGGATGGGGTTCGGTAAGGAATGTATTCAAGGTTGGGCATGATTCGGCTCGGCGCGGGTGGTAAGGTTTGCTCCGGTACGGCGCGGTCAGGCCTGGTCCGGTACGGTAAGGGATAGATTATGTTACGGTGGGTTTTGGTTGGCGTTGGTCCGGCTATACATGGACAGGCAGGGCTTGGCAAGGTTTCTATCTCCCCTCCCCCAACCAACCCGCCAATGATTAACCAGAGTAACGCACACGCACGCACGCACGACATGCACAATGCACAAGGTGACAAAAATGAGACGATTGATACTTGCGATTATGATACTGGCGCTGCTACTGCTGGCCATTGCGCCCGCGTTGGCGGATAGCAGACCTGCGCCACTGCGCCAACGCCTGAGCCGCTCTATATCGTGTTGCAACCAGGGCAGACAGCCTACATGCTCTGCGCAACCGGGATGCACACGGAGAACTACGGAGGCGGCGGCGGGTGTGTGCCATGCCTCACCGACCCGCTAGAGCCTGCGCTATTCCCGGCTGTCCGGCCCTGGCACGTGACGGTAGCTACTGCCAGCAGCATAGACGAAAGCCGCGAGCGCAGGACAATCGCGGCTCTGCTACCGAACGCGGATACGGCAAGGATTGGCGACGGCTGAGAGCGTGGCTACTGCGCCGCGAGCCGCTGTGCCGGGAGTGCAAGCGGCTCGGGCTTGTGGTTCCGGCGAGTGACTTGCATCACATCGTTGCGCGACGCGACGGAGGAACGAATGAAGCGAGCAACCTTGAACCGTTATGCCATAGCTGCCACTCACGCAAAACGGCGGCGGGGGGATAGGGGGATGCAATCTCTACCACCTGGGGCCAGGGGACCGTGCGGGGGGTCAGGCGGTTCTGCGTATAGGATGGGGTTGCTCAGGCGACAAGGAATGAAAAATGCCCGGACCATTACCGAAAGACCCAAATACTAGACAGCATCGCATAAAGCGCTCGACTCGGGCGTTGCTTCCCGTTGAGGGTGAGCCGATTGCGCGCACGCCTCCGCTGCCAGCACTCCCTGACGGGGAAGAATGGCACAGCATGACGCGCCGATTTTGGCGGGATACGTGGAATTCGCCGATGGCCGCCGAGTATCTGAGGGCTGACCTGCACGGGTTGTTCCGCTTGGCCGTTCTGGTTGACGCATTCTGGAAAGAACCGTCAGTGAACTTGTCGCGTGAGATTCGCATGATGGGCCAACTGTTCGGACTGTCGCCGATTGACCGGCGGCGTCTGGAGTGGAGCGTGGCGCAAACAGAAGAAGCGAAGGATAAGCGGGAGTTGCGGCGGGCGCGTGGCGCGCGTGTGCTGGAGAATGACCCGCGTGGTATTCTGAAATGACCGTGTTGATGGTGCCTGCCGACAAAGAGCCGTACCCGTCTCTGGGCGGGCAGGTGGTAGACTTTATCGAATCCTATCTGGTGCATGGGCCGGGCGATCTGCGCGGCGAGCCGGTCAGGTTGGACGCAGAGAAGCGGGCGCTGATCTGGCGCATGTACGAGGTCTACCCCAAGCGACACGAACAGGCAGGCCGGCGACGGTTTAAGCGGGTGGCTCTGTCGTTGCGGAAAGGGACGGCAAAGACGGAGTTGGCGGCGTTCATTGCGGCGGTGGAGCTGCACCCTGATGGGCCGGTGCGCTGTGACGGATTCGACGCCAAGGGGCAGCCGGTAGGGGTGGGGGTGACTGACCCGTATATCCCGATGGTGGCCTACACTGAGGAACAATCTGACGAGCTGGCCTATGGCGCGTTGCGAATTATCCTGATGTATTCGGAGGTGGCCGGCGATTTCGACATCGGCCTAGAGCGCATCATGAGGATTGGCGGGGATGGGAAGGCGGTCAGCCTGTCTACCAGCCCGAACGCGAGAGATGGGGCGCGCACTACGTTTCAGGTATTTGATGAGACGCACCGCTTCAGCTTGCAGGCGCTGAAACGGGCGCACCGGGTCATGCTGGCGAACATTCCCAAGCGGTATCTGTCCGATGCCTGGTCATTCGAGATTACGACGGCTCCGGCTCCGGGTGAGGGCAGCGTGGCAGAGGATACGATGGACTACGCCCGGCAGGTGAGAGACGGGGCGATTAACGATAGCAGGCTGTTTTTCTTTCACCGGGAGGCCAGCGACAAACACGACATGACGACGCCGGAGGGGATTCGGGCGGCAGTGATTGAGGCATCCGGCCCGGCGGCAGAATGGTCTGACATTGATGGCATTTGCGCGCAATGGTTGGACCCGACAGCAGATAAGACGTACCTGGAGCGGGTTTGGCTTAATCGGCTGGTGAGATCGTCGGAACGGGCTTTTGATTTAGAACAATGGGATGGGCTGGTCAGGCCGGATTACGAGATACCGGCGGGGGCGCTGGTGGCCGTGGGTTTCGATGGGGCGCGCTGGCACGATAGCACGGCGTTGGTAGTGACGGAGATTGCTACCGGCTTTCAGCAGATCGCGGGTTTGTGGGAGCGGCCTGCGCTGGTGACAACCTGGGAAGTACCGGCGACTGAGGTTGACGAGGCGGTGGTCCTGGTCTTCGAGCGCTATGACGTGTGGAGAATGTACTGCGACCCGCCCTATTGGGAGACAACGGTGGCGGAATGGGCGGGCCGGTATGGGGAGAAGCGGGTGCTTGAGTGGTGGACAAACCGGCCAAAGGCGATGTCGTATGCGATAAAGTCATTCGCCAATGCCATCGCCGCCGGTGATTTGCAGCATGACGGCGATGAGCGGTTGCGGCGGCATGTGGGAAACGCGGTGAGAAAGGTGCTGAATATCCGCGACGAGGAAGGCAATCCGCTCTGGACAATCTACAAGGAGCGACCGGACAGCCCGCACAAGATTGACGCGGCGATGGCGGCAGTGTTAAGTTGGGAAGCGAAAAGCGACGCGATTGCGGCTGGCGCGTTGCAGAGCAGCATCAGCGTATACGAGAGCCGTGGCCTGCGCGTGTTGTGAGTGACGATGACTGGCGGCTGCTGAAACGCGGGGAGGCTCATGAGCCGCCGGATGTAGGGGCGTTGTCGCTGGCGGATTGGCTGACGGCGCTGGAGGGGGAGCGGGATGTGGTGATTATGAGGTTGCGGCAGATTGAGCGTATACTGGTGAAATATGGGCGGCTGGCTGATGAGACGCTGCCCAGGAGGGTAAGATGAGTGAACTAGAGCCGATCGTAGGAGAAGACGGCACATTGTGGTATAGGATTACCATACGTGAACCGCTTCA